CTACCAGGGGCCTTCGGCCTTTCCCTCCAAACGTCAGGGCGGTGGCTACTAGCCTCCGCTGCATCGCTGGGAAGCGACGCATCTCCATCTATTACTAGATGAAGACCTCCCGAAGCTTCATGCGGACGGCTTCGGGTCGTCCAGCTCGTGTCAGGTGACGCACATCCTCGAAAGGTTCGACCTTCCTAGGGTGCAACACCTTCAGCAGAGCTCCAACGCCAGACACCTCCGAAGGAGGGATCCGGTATTGGACTACCCAGCCCTTTACCATTGGGGCTTGGGTACCGCGGCGGTACGTGATTCCCCCATCTTGGGTGCCATAAAGCATCCGATAGGGGAGTACCGACCAACGGCTCAGCACATGAGACCTAGGCGTAGGATCTTCCCAAGGATCCTGCGCTGTGACTTCAACGGTCGGATACCATCCGCCTAACAAGGCGTGGTTCCAATCGTCTAGCCACTTCGCCGTGCGCCACATTCCGGCCAGGTAAAACCTGTTCCGAAGTGCAACGGTTGACTCGGTCTCAGACACGAACCTCCGTGATGAAGGAAGCGAGTACTCACCTGGAGATGTCTCTACCAGGGCTCGCACGCGGACCACAGAAACATCGTGGCCATCGTAGTATTCCTTCCCACAAGACTCTCTGAACTTTCCAGTCCAGAAAGACTTAGTGCGGTTGACCTTGAAGCCGAAAGACTCCAGGGCCTCGATCACGGATTGAGCGAGGTCTGCGGGAACAATGATGTCGTCCCCGTAGACGCGCACCTCGGACCGCAACGAATTCACATCTGCGCGGTCCAACCGGCGTCCTAGACTCCTCTGAACTCCCACAAAGGCACAGGTCGCAAAGACCATAGCCTCGATGGGGAACGTCAGAGCCGACCCCATAGACGCGAACTTGGAAAGAGGGATCACCTCACCAAGCACGTCAGCTCGCCTGCTACGCGTAGCATCCACTGCCTCTAGGATTAGAGGATAGGGTGCCAGCATTGCTTGGACGAGCTGCCAGGAGACACGATCGGAAGCCTCGCTCAGATCGAGCGACGCAAGAGATCCATCAATGGATCCCTTGCGGACCAGACGGTGATTCCGCCATTGGTCGTCAAAACCGACCACCTTCCCCATGGTTTGATCACCACGGATCCGGTCAACGAACATCGCCGCGAGCCCTTGTTGCATGTATTGCATGTAGCTGGGCTCAATAGCAATGATTCGGGGTGTCTTCAGGGTCTTAGGGACAGCAACAACCCTAACAGGTCGTTCTGCCCCAGGGTCACGAAAGTCAACACGGTGCAGGCGAGAATGATACCGCCAACTCGGAAGTGCATATTCACCGAAAGGGAATATCGCTTCCAAACGCTCGGTCCACTCGTACAGGTCGTATTTCGCGTTTCCGCGGATTCGATCTGCTGTGGCACCGGGCCCGTGCTTTGGGATAACGAAGGGCCATTCAGGATCAACAGACCCTGACGGCCCTGAGTTGACTTCTCTGTAGAGATCGTTCGCGATTCTCGACAGAACGTCACCCCAAAGGAGAGTCGAAACCTGTCTGAACTCAAGCGTTTCCGCCAAAGTTCGCTGACAGTCAACTCTCGTGACTTCGTCTTCCGTCTCAAGAAAACCTCCCATTGCTGAGCGCACGCGCTTGGCAGACGCGGGGACTTCCACTTTCCCAAACAGCATGGTTAGCTGTCGGAGAGCATGGATAGCCTCGATGGAAGGATCTGAGACAAGGACTCCAGTATCACGGTCAAACACAAGCTCGAGGAAACCTCCGAGAAATCGGGGGAGACCTGCATGCCAGGTAAATCCCTGGAACATGTCGCGAGTTACCTTGCCTTGGGCGAGACCTCTTTCGAAGTCTTTTCCAAAGTTAGGTAGGGTTATCCCTAGAAAGGACAACCCTTCGTGCTTGACTCGACTCGAGAACGTTTTCACGTCTCGAGTGGTGCTGACGCTGCACATGTCGCCATGTTCATTGGCGACAACACGCCAGAGCATCATCAGGCTTTTCATCCACTCCTCCTAATAGAGGTGGTTGGAATCCATTACCTGTGTGTTCTAATAGCAAGGCTGAATATGGAGTAAAATCCACAGAGCAGCCAAGCTTCCTACCAGTGTTGAAGAACAGAGCACTGGCAGGACCCCCATCAGGCACCGAAGAAGGCGCCTGTCTGCCATGGTGATCGTCAGCTTTCGCCGGCAATCACCTTGGTCAGGTTAGCGTCTGAACACCAACCAATAAGCGCCTTAACGTTGTTAAGGAGCTCAGTGTTGGTAAAGGCGCTATCGGACGGCTCGTCAATGACGAGATACGCCGAGCAGCTCACCTTCCGCGACTGGTTAGCCACGAACGGATCCGCTGCAACCTTGTTGAAGTCAAGCCGTGCCACCCGCCGAGTCCGGTTCCTACCGGTTCCGGAGTGGTTGATGGAAAGAGCGACAGTCTCGTCGTCCTTTGTGTAGGACGCCGAGTGGTCGCCCACGCTCGTACGCGGAAGCGTCTGAGCCACGGTGTTGACAGTCACAGACTGAGGGTCAGAAAACACAGGAATGCTCCATTGTGAGAAGCCAACCGCGGGATTACGATTGGCGGTGGAACCTCATACCACTGGATGTGATATGAGGGGACTCGGTCAATCCACTTGATCAGCGGACTTCCGAGCGTCCCCGGGTTGCCCCGAGGGCGGCGAGGATGGCCCATTGCCGGTCGCTGAAGCTACCGGGGTCAAGGCCGAATCCCCATGGAGTTGCGGCACGTCTTCGCTTTGTCTCCTGTTTGAAGACTTGGCGAGTGTCACAAACTGCAGACCCACTTCCCTGTCGGTAGGTGGACCCGTAGTGGTGATATGTTACCTCACGGATTTTGTGTTCCATGACGTAACCGTACAGCATGCAGAGACCATCGAGAGAGAACATGGAGAGATTATTCATGATATCTCCCATGTTTGTCTTCCAATCGATGGCCCAGCTCCAGGGAGTGATACTCCACAAAGCTTCGGGCGATGGTTCAATACCTAAAAGGTGTTGCCACGCCTTCAGCTTCTCGTGGACACGTCCGACCAAGTCATCATTATACTTGGCGTAGTACGTGAAGGCACCGGAGAACCACACTTTCGTAGTGGTCCTCACGGTAGTCCTTGTTTCACCACTCCCTAGCCAGAGCACCGAATCCAATCCACCAGGCGCAGTTGCGGGATAAACACCCTTCTGCACTGTGGTGGTGGTGTCGATGCTCTCCGGAAAGGAGTACTGCCTTCGAACAAGGTGACCGCTGTCCCTCTACCACTGAGCCAATAGCTTTTCAGCTTTTGTCAGTGAAGCGTACAGAGAACGTGCATCAGAGATTGTGGGAGCAATTCCGAACTGATAGTTCAGATACTCCCCACCCGCCCCACGAATGGGGGCCCCACGGTCTTGAATAGCCGTGAGTCCGGGGGTCTTTGGAAGACCATCTCGATACAGCTCGGCGATCGCCTGAAAGGCAGAGGACGTCGGATTTGTCGGAGCACAGCGAGAAATTGCTG